AGGATTTTTTCCTTCAATAACTTCCACAACACTCTGAACTATATCTTTTCTTCCAGCAAATTCTGGATGAGCTTTGTAGAACTCTGAGTTCAGCTTATGCAATGCTGCATGATTTGTAATCAAGTTCCCAATCACATCTGGAATTGACAACAAAGTCTTTTCAACAGCCAAAGCAATTATTTCATCTTTCTCTTCTTGCGTTACCATCTTACTTTCCTTTCCGAGATGTGTCAATTTTTGACACAACTATTTAATGATACGAGTCAGAATTAATTGAATACCTCGCTCCGTACGGAGAACTTGCAGGAGTAATAATATAAAGCATCTCAATTTGATTCGCTGCATTAAGCGTGGTCAAATCCAAGTATGAAGACTTAGCTACTGCTGCTACTTCTGCTGATACACTTTTTCCATACTCTGGTGCAAGCCTAATTGCAAGATTATAAATCATAGGTTCTTCATAGTAACTTGGAAATGCAAGTGTATCAGTTGTTAAACCAAAAGAACCTGTTTCAACAAATGGCTTATAACTATCAAGATAAAGTGATTCTGCCGTATCAGGTACTGGGTACAAAAACAGTTCGGCAAGAGGGTACGTGGGATGAAAGTACAAAGCAAAAGGTCTCGAAACTGTTCCCTTTACAGAAATACTTCTATATTTCCCCTCCGTAATTATATCTACAGGATGCGTAGTTCCTCCGCTTTCCAAGACATATGCTCCAGTTACTTGATTAGGCCTTGAAGTAGAAATGTTCCCACCACTTCCCCAAGTATAAAGAAACTGTCCAGGAACAAGAGCAACACTTTCCTTCACCGAAGCAAAAACATTTATTCCAAGTGTACCCCAAGCTCTCAACATACTTTGCAAAGCAGATAAAGCTTCTTGCTGCCTAGTAGTTTCTATTACTTCTCCGCTACTCAATGCTCCAATCTTTCTTAAACTCGAACTAATCAAACTAGATACTTGCATTTTTCAATCCTTATTCTGGAGTAAAGTAAACTATTGCGTTTGCACCAGTACCAGAAAGTGCAGCGTATACTCCAACAGTTGCTTGCAAAGGAATTGCGTAGTCAATTTCTTTTGAGAGTTCTGTACCGACTACAACATACTTTGCAAGTACTTTTCCACTGTTATCTAAACTATTATAAAGTATAAGAGTTGCTGCATCTGTCCCATTTGTAATAACTTCAAGACCAGTCAGCAAGCACGGTAGTCTAGATACAATTCCACTTCCAGTAAGTAAACCACTTGACGAAGAAAAGTTAACCATTTTTTCCTCCTTCATAAAGAGCTTCATGTCCAGGTAAAAGTCTACACTTACCAGGATGATCTACCCAACCACCTTCCATATCAAGTCTATTAAGCTCATCTTTACTCTTAACTAATATTCCTTCTGGACAATCTTTATGAAATCTCCAACAAGGAAGTCCAATTACTACTTCGACTACTTCCTTAACTTCTTCTACTTCTTCAGGTTTTCCAGATCCAAGTAAACTATTTTTTGAAGCCATTTTATTCTCCCTCCAAGACTTTCCAAGTCTGCCCAACAATCAAAGCTCCATAAGCTCTACCTACAAGTTTCTTAATATATGCAACTTCATCTGAAACAAGACAAACAGTTTCTCCAGCTTTTTTAATTTTCAGAGCCAATTCAAATCTCTTAAGTTTCTCTTCTCCAGATAAATTTGATTCATCTTGAAAGGTAGCAAGCAAGGCATCAACAACTACACCTTGAATAATAGCAGGCTTTCCATCCTGAGCATTAATAATATTTCCATCTAAATCAAGTATATTTTTACTTAAGTCTATCTGCATGAAATTCCTCCATGAATTTTATTTAAAGAGGGTGTTTATGGCACACCCTCTAAGCCAGTTAATTACGCTCCGTGAAGTGTATTGTACAGAGGAATATAGTAAGGAGTTCCTCCAATATCACAAACTAATGCTGCATCTGCGCCTACAGTAGTACCACTTGGAGCTTCTGCAGGGACAAGAGCATTAGCAACAACACCGCCAGCAACTGCATTAAACTTAAATATGTTTGTCATATTCGCAGTTCCAGCAAATTCTATTGCTGTAGGAACAGTCTGATCTGCGCCAAGATACAATACAGCATCGCAAGCATTAGCTGTCGTAGTAGCTTCTACCTGCCCTGCGATTGCATGACACAGACCAGTTACTGCTCCAGTTCCATCAATAATACCAAGCAGACCAGTTACCCAACCCTGACCAACTGCACCAGTCAGAAGTGCTTTACCACTAATACCAGCAATATGTGCATTAGCATTTTGTGTAGATACTCCACCAGCACCAACTGTAATATGACCCTGAACTGCGTACGCATCAAAGCAGTTAAAACCAAGTGCATTACTAACCAGCAAACCCTGAATTTTATTATTCGTAGTTGCTGCAGTATTTGCTACCTTAATATAAGCTGCTATGCACGAACTGTCAGCATCTGTTTTATTAGTTGCTGTAGCCATGTTTACAGTAAAAGCAATATTATCAATCAGTGCTGCATCCACTACTGCACTTGAATACGTACCAACACTAAGTACTGGTACAGTATATCCAAGCGGGGCAGTAGTAATATTAACCTTATTCGGAGCAGTAAACGTCATTGTTCCACTAAATACAGTTGCTCCAGTAAATGTCAGGGCATTAGGAATTGTAACGTGCTCACTAGCATTTTCAAATACTCTATCGAGATAAGCCATGATTGTTACCTCCCTTTATCCCCACAACCTAACTGCAAGTTCAGGATACAAAGTCTTCGTCCCATACAGAATATCCAGACGAATAATTTCCTCATCAGCATCAATATCATACTGTTTTACAACACGAATACTAATACCTGCATCAGCATCAGTCTCTCTTGCACCCCAGACATTCGCAGGCATCTCAATCGGAACAGTTACCAAAGCAAATGCAGAAGGATGGAAAAGCAGATTCTGCGGATACTGCGTTGCAGCCGTACCAATGAAAGTCAATGCTGCGTTTTCAGCAGGCAGAGAATCAACTGTATTATATGCCATACCAGTTGCAATGGTAGTAGCATAATTAATAGTAGGAGATACTCCGATAGTCATAGTAGTGTTAGAAGTAACTACTCCTGCCGTTGCTCCAAGACTGGTTACTGTGAATCTACGCAGAGCACCAGTCGAAACACCGGAAACAGGATTTACAGCATAGACACCTGCAATGGTAAAGACATCACCAACGCGAACAGTGTTGCTCGTACCATTCCAGCCCTTGGTAGAAATACTCACAGCACCTGTAACTGACGTAGCATTCATCAAAGGAGTTGCACCAGCCGTGTAGCTTCCTGTCGTATGACGAATGATATTCTGGTCAGAGTACAGATTCAGATTTGCAATCGTACCAAGATAACCTTTCGTGATAGTATCTCTTGCAACATTAGCTGCGAAAGTACCCTTCAATCCATCTGCCAAAGCCCAATTAGCAGCAGGATTCAAAATACCAACTCTTTCATCACTCGGTACAGCTTCATCATCAAGTATCTGCTGCCCATCGCCAAGTGCTTTGAAGGTAGCCGGAGTCGTTCCAGGCGTACCAGTAGAGTTATAAACATCTGCATAGAGACTACACAGATCATAGTCTACTGTATTCGCAAGAGCATTACAAGCAGGAGAAATATATCTCTTACTATAGTCCTCAATCGTGGTGGTCAGATCAACCGAACTGAAAGCCCACGAAACATGCGCCTGAGTAGACATCGTAATCGAAGTACTCGGCTCAACAATATTCGTATTCGCTCTTGCCTGAGTCTTAGTACTCCGAAACTTATTAGGCTTACGCACAGTGATCGTCTGCCCAACCTTGACAAACTCATTCTTATAAGCCGTATGCACATGTCTAGCCATTGCAAGATGGTTAGTCAACTGCATCAAAGCTTCCTTTGCAATAATAGTAGGTGTTAATAGGGTATTACTTGAAGTCATTTTTCTTATCCTTATCCTTTATTTCTTTCACGCCAAGCTCTGTATTCTTTCATACTCATCTGTGTAGGATCCTTATCAATCGCACCTGTAGACCTTACAGGAGTAATAGGTTCTGGCGTTTTAGTTACTTTCTTTACTGGTAGAGTTTTCTTTCCTTCTTCAATCTTTCCTTCCGTAGACATACTAGGTTCAGGAATTTTCTCCGCCAACTTCACCTCAATTTTTCCAATCTCTTTAGCAGCCTTAAGCGTAGACATCTCACTAATTGCAGCAGATAAGTCTGGATTCTTTCCAAGATAGTAAAGAATATCCTCAGCAATTTCTGATAGAATAATTGTCTCAATCATTCCTTGGTTTAAAGCAAGATCTTTATCAAAGACGAACTGATCGTAGTCACTAAATTTCTCGCGTCCTTTGTCAGATATTTCCTCAAGTTCTTGCTCAACTTCACTTGCAGTTTGCTGTTCTTTTTCTTCTACTGTTTTCTTTGCAGAATCTTCTTGAAGTCCCTTAACTTTATTCTCTATCTTCCAGTCTGTTAATGCATCAATATAAGCATCATCATCTTCAAAGTCTTCTCTCTTTGGTCTAGCAGTTTCTGGGATAGTAGATTTAAGTTTCTTTAATTCTTCTTCTACTTCAAGTCTTTTTGCTTTCTCAAAATCTCTTTCTCTTTCTGCTGTTCTCCATCTTTTTGTAAGTTTTCCAATACGCTTTTCGACTGGATCTCTTTCATCAGTAGTTTCTTTTTCTTCATCTTCCTTCTTTGCAGGTAATTCTTTTTCTTCAGGTTTACCTTCACCTTCTTCTGCAGAAGTCTTTTCTTCTTCCTTTTCTTCTCCTTCTTGAAGTTCATCGACTTCTGTCTGAATTGGAGCAGTAGAATCAACTGAAGTTAAATTCGCATTATCTACTCCGTTAATAATTCTACCAGTAACCAATTCTGCTTTTCTAATCTCATCTAAAGTTTCTAACATTGCAAGCCTCCTATGACTTGAAGCAGTGGATTCCCACCGTGAGTTAAATTGTTAAATTACCTTAACTGACTCTTCTTTTACCATTTCTAAAACCTTGTTTACAGCACTATCAAGTTGAGCATTAAATGTCTCCTTTTTAAATACAAAAGAAACTGATCCTATTTCTGTCTTAAGTGCAGAAATAAAATCATCCAAGTTAACTTGAAGTGAAATACTTTCATCAGTAATAGTTGTCTGTATTTTGGGATTAGTCCAGTATCTTGAAATTGTTATAACTGATTTCATTTCTTACTCCTTAGGAATATCTGCTTTTAGTTTAGTAATCATATCTTGCCAGACCGTAGTCCATTTACTCTATCCCAGTATTGCATATCCA